GGTCATATCAGCCTTGTCGATCCTGCCTGGATGCTATGATACGAACAAGCTCAGCGTCAAGCCGTCGACGACCACGGTCACGTACGGACAGGACAGGAGCACGGGTGAAAAGGACGCCAAGAATGACGTCCTGACGAACAGTCAAAAAGATTCATGGACGATAAAACAAGTGTTTAAATGGGAGTAGACAATGAACGGACTTAAGATATCATTCGCCGTCGTGGCGTTCGTGCTCGTACAGGGCATCGGAGTCATCTGGTATATTTCAAAGCTCGATTCCCGGGTGGACCAGATGTACGCAAGCTTCGAAGAGGAGAATAAGAAATCAGTGATCGAGAATCAGGTCAAGATGAAACTGGACCTGGAGAATCTGATCAAGGAAGTCAGTCAACTGAGCAAGGACATGAGGAGAATGAACCAAAAAGACAAGGAGATCGTCAAGCAGAACCGCGCCATCGAAAAGCAGCACAAGGATCTGTTTAAATTTTTGGAAAAACAACAAAAAGGTAAAGTATCATACGGCAATAACTAATGGGACAGGCACTAGCAGAAGGAAAGACCATCACGGTCGGTGAAGGCAACCTCACCATCGAACAGCACGGCGACACGGGGCTTGACGTGGGGGGCATAAAGCTCAACACGAACCTCCCCTGGTACCTTGACGCCCTCATGCTGCTGGGGCTGATAGCGCTCGTCTACGTGGGGAAGAAGTTCATCGACAAGAGGTTTGAAAGAAAAACGGTGTATGAGATGAAACAGGAGGATAAGGAATGGAAGTCGTGATAACGGTGTACGCCATCTGGTTCATAGGTGGCGTGATAATTCAGATTGCAGGGCTGCAATGATAGAGATATGGTTTTTATTGGTCTTGATGACCATCCAAGACACCACTCCACTCATTTACAAAAGCTTCATGGGATATGAAAGCCAGGAGGTGTGCGAGGAGATGGCCGTTTTGGCGAAAGACTTTATGATGGAAATAGAGATGAGAAGGGGAACCGGTGATGAGAGGACCATCAAGATGGAGAGCTTCTGCATTCCTTTTGAAATATTTGAGTCTGAAAAGCCGAAAGGCCCGAAAGTGGGAGCCTGATGGACTGGTTTGACAAGTTAATGATAACTGCGGCGGTCACGACAGTGATAGTATTTGTAATCGTGGTGGGGATATAATGACCGACAGACTGGATGTAAGCGACAAAACGGCGATTTCTATGCCGATGAAGAACTTACTGGCCATATTGTCGGCGGTCGGAATCGGCGTGTGGGCGTTCTTCGGGATCCAGGAGCGATTGAACATTTTAGAAACCACGTCAAAACTGGCGGAGAAGGACTTAAATCAGGTGACTGAAAGACTCGCCGGTGACATTGAGAAAAATAATCAATTCAGAATCAAGTGGCCCAGGGGAGAAATGGGCAGTCTGCCCGCGGATTCAGAGCAGTTCATGCTCATAGAGCACATGTCAGGACAGATGGAAAAGATGCAGGAGCAACTGGAAGCCATGATGAACAACAAGGTGAACATTGAGTTCATGCAGAAGCAAATTGAAAAACTTCAGACGCAGGTGGAAAAATTACAGGAAGAACACCGCACGTTTAAAGCGCAGAATGGAAAGTCATACTGATGGTTGAAATTGTCATAGCGCTATTAATGTATATAGGAATAGACTTGAAGGAGCACGTTCCTTATGATAATATTGGAGACTGCCTCAAGGCTAAAAGACTGAGTGAAAGAAGTTCAGGGCCTGACGGTCCGAGACTGGAATGCCGACCCGTCACGGCTGAAGTAGAAATATGGAAGGAAGACGGAAAAAAACACATCCTCAAAATAGTTGAGGATTAATAATTAACTACAAGGAAAACTAATGACTACAGGAAAAATTAAATGGTTTAATCCAACCAAAGGATATGGATTTATTGAAAACGAAGGAAGCAAGGATGTCTTTCTTCACGTATCGGCTTTGGAAAAAGCTGGTATTGAAACCCTAACAGAGGGGGAAGAGATAGAATTTGAGATAGGGGAGAATAGAGGAAAAGAAAACGCGATTAACATTAAAAAAATTGCAGGGTAGTGGCCCATTCAACGTACTTTACACCAATCAAAAAAAGGACTAGTATAGGAAGATCTCCAAGATCGAAGCCGAAGAATAAGCATAAGCGGAGAACCTGGAAGAGATATAATCGCCAAGGAGGCTGACATGGCACAAGGATATGGAGCTCGTAAAGACGAGTCTATTGCAATGAGGGTTAAAAAACCTCGAACTAAAAAACAACTTAAAGCCAGCGCGGATGAATCTTACGGAAAATTTGGAAGCGGTAAAGGTAAAGGTGTTATCAATAAAAGAGGCGGAGGCATCGCTAAAAGAGGAAAAGGCATCGCCAAAGCTGATGGTGGCGTAGTTAAACGTCAAGCAGGCGGCTTAGGAAGAAGGAATTTATTGGAAGAAGTAGGAAGAATTGACGCAGAGCGCATGAATCCTAATCGAAGAGCTGAGAAAAGCAGAGTCATAGGCGAACTCAACAGAGGCTACAAGAAAGGCGGAGCAATTAAACGCCGTGGTGGCGGAGTCGCGAAACGTGGAATGGGGGTTGCGAAATGACGGCAAAACAAACAGGTCCCGTAAGAAGTTCTGGACGTGATGAAACTTCTGATAAAGGCCCAGCAATCGAAAGAATGACAAAAGAAGAATTAGCTACTTTTGTAGCGGGAAAAAGTGCGTTAACTAAAATTGAAGCCATGAAAAAAACAATAAAGCAATTAACGGCACTGCGTAATCAACTACTTGCTGATACGTCGTTTAGTGGAAGAAGAGGGTTTCTCAGCGGGAGTAAAAAGACGGGAAACATTGCACAGAATAATGCTTCAGGTGGAGTCATTAGACGCAGAGGCGGCGGAATAGCCAAACGCGGTTTTGGGATTGCGAAATAATCTATGCCAACGTATGCTTCCACAGCGAGTTTCGATCTTGCGATTGATGAAATTATAGAAGAGGCTTTTGAACGGTGCGGTTTACAGGATCGTACTGGTTATGAAATAAAAACCGCGCGCCGTTCCCTTAACATCATGTTCGCCGATTGGGCGAACAGAGGCCTTAATCTATGGACGATTCAGAAACAAGAAATTGCTGTTGCATCAGCAGGATTCACTAATCCCTTGTCAGGAGCGACTTTGCTCACGGGAGGGGACACCCAGACCATCATTGACATCACCAACTGCGTTATGCGCGACAGCAGTAATAATGATTTTGCTATGACGAGAATTGGCAGAAGCACTTATTGGAACTATACTGTAAAATCAACATCAGGACGTCCTACGCAGTTTTATTTTGAACGAACAATAAATCCAACAGTTTATCTGTACCCTGAACCTTCAAGTGATTATACTTTTATTTATTATGCCTTAATTCGTATGTTTGATGCCGGCAGCTATACGAATAACGCACAAATTCCCTTTCGATTCATTCCCTGCATGGTTGCAGGACTGGCTTATTATATGGCATTGAAATATCAACCGGATCGTGTCGCTTTACTTAAACCTCTCTATGAGGAGGAGTTTCAGCGCGCGGCCAACGAAGACGTGGAGAAAGCTAGTTATAGCGTGGTTCCACGACAAACATGGATTAACTAATGGGTAAATACGCTACAGGCAAGTTCGCTCAAAGGATTTCCGATCGTGACGGGATGGCATATCCTTACACTGAAATGGTGCAGGAATGGAATGGAGTGTGGGTTCACTATAGTGAATTTGAGCCAAAAGCCCCTCAGATCAATCCTAAAAACCATCCCACTGATTTTGAAGCGTTGCAACATGCAATGCCTCAAGTTGCCAATTCCACAGTCTATGTGGGACGAATTGGCATGAACGTAAATAGTTTTGAAACACTGCAAGAAGCTGTCACTCTCTACTACGCCAACGGGGTGTCTTATCCAGGGTTTGTCAGAAGTATGCAACCGTTAGGCGTTCAACGACCTAACAAACCAACTTTATTGCATAGTTTTGTAGGAAAGGTTACAGTGACCACGACATGACCGATTATTCTGATTTATTAACAAACGTAAGGAATTACACGGAAACATCCAGTGACGTACTTTCGGATGCTGTTGTCAATACATTCATCGTTAATGTCGAAAATAAACTTTTTAAGGAAGTGGATCTCAGTTATTACCGTAAATATGACACGGCCAGTTTAACCGTAGATAATGCTTTTCTTTCTCTTCCAGGAGACTGGAGAGCTACCCGATATCTTCAAATTGTTGTCTCGGATGTAAGAACAACCTTGCTACAGAAGGATATTTCATTTATGACAGAGTACTGGCCTGATAGAACAGCAACGGGTACTCCTAAGTATTATGCTGATTGGGATCAAGACACGCATTATATTGCGCCGACACCAAGTGCCAACATAGCTGTTGAACTTGCATATTTAAGGATGCCTGATAATTTATCGGCTTCCAACACATCCACGTGGATCAGTCAAAATGCTCCCAACGTGCTTTTATACGGTTGTATATTAGAAGGACTTGCATACTTGAAAGGTCCGACAGATATGATACAACTGTATCAACAAAAATATAATCAATCTGTACAGAATCTTGCCACGTATGAGATGGGGCGGGATCGTAGAGATGAATATAGAGACGGTGTCATTCGTGTCCCTCTCGAATCAAGGAACCCCTAAAGGAGGTTATTATGGCTATAGTACAAGCTGTTTGTAACAGTTTTAAAGTGGAGATCCTGAAAGCATTGCATGATTTTACTGCATCGACAGGGAACACTTTTAAATTAGCACTTTACGATAGTGAAGCGACTTTATCAAAATCAACTACTATCTACGACACACCCGACGAGGTAGGTGCATCAGGCACTTATTCAGCTGGTGGTGGAGCATTGACATCGGTTACTCCCGTATTATCAACTGATACGGCTGTGTGTGATTTTTCACCTGATCTTTCATTCACGAGTGCGACTATTTCTGCACAAGCTGCTGTGATTTATAACAGTTCCACGGTCACTGGTTTAACAACCAATGCATCTGTTTGTGTGTTAGATTTTGGTGGAGTTAAAACTTCGACTTCAGGAACGTTCACAATTACGTTTCCTGCCGCTGGAGCGACTACTGCAATTTTAAGGATCGCATAAGGAGAATAAATCATGGCCTCTCTACAAGGATGGGGCCGAGAGACTTGGGGCAGTGGCGCGTGGGGAGAATACGCACCCGTTGCCGCGACAGGTGACGGCCTTACGTCAAGCGCTGCAGCGCCCGCTATTACGGGTGATTGCAACATCACGCTTACCGGCGTCTACGGTACGTCTACCGCTGGTACGGCTATTGGCACAGGACTGGCGATCGTTAGTGCCACAGGCAATCCACTCACTTCCAATACTAATGATGTAACAACTAGCGCTGACGCGATAGTC